CTCAATTCCCATTAACATCAGAAAATTCAAAACAGTAATTGAATCCATTGGTGCATCAGAATCTGAAACTCTGAAACCATCTATTACAAAATCGGAAATCATAGAACTTTTTGAAGATTTTTCAGCCGAAGTTTTGACCATCTATAAAGGTTCTGGAGTAGATATTGCTGGTCTATTTGAGGCATGGCTTTTGAAAGCATTGGTCAGCAAGGCCGAAGCAATTGGTCTGTCCGAATCTTATTCTTATTTTTATGGAAAAAGAAAAGAAGAGATAGAGGCGATTGGACTAAAAGAAATGGCTCAAGCAAAAACAATCATCGGGAATCTTACAACGGTTTACAGCATCGGTGCTATGCCCGGATGGCAAGATAAAGCCCCGATAGAAATAGATTGGGAATCTCAGGCTGCGGTTGAAACTGCATGGGAGGATGAGGAATCACAGGAATCAAACTGGGAAAACGAGAAGAATATAAAAGGAGAATAATAAAATGCTTGACCCAATAAAAAACTTCGCTAAAGTTACGGTTTCCACTGGTTATGATGCTTCGGCTACGAGTATTGTTTTGGCCTCTGGAGATGGAGCAAAACTACCTGCTCCAGCAACAGACGGAGCATTTAATCTTGTCTGGTGGAATTCAACTAGTTATCCAGACCCTGCTGATGACCCGAATAAAGAAATTGTCAGATGCACGGCAAGAAGCAGTGATACCCTGACCGTTACGAGAGCGCAAGAGGGGACTTCGGCAACGGTTAAGAATTTGGCGGGAAAGACTTACAAAATGATTTTGGCGTTGACGGCGAATACGATGAGCGACATTAACCTTGGTAAACTTGCTGGATTAACCCTTGACCCCACTGGTCGCAACCTCAAGACGTGGTGGAATTTTGAGGATTTTATAATTGGAACTAATGCCAGACTTTGGTATGGAACTTCTTCTGGAACGGGTAGTTCGGCGTTGCCAACGCTTGGAACAGCTCTAAGGCCAGGTATTCATCGTTTAAGCACAGGAACAACAAATACTGGATATGCCGGAGTGGCCAACTCTGGTTATTTAACTGATTTCTTATTTGGTGCGGGAATTTATACATTAGAAGCAGATATTTATATCACAACACTTTCCGATGGAACAGAGACTTATACTTTGCGATTTGGATTTGGTGATGCTCTATCAATAGCACCTGTAGATGGTGCATATTTCCGATATACCGATACTGGAACAACGCCAAACTGGTATAGAAATACGGTAAGTAATACAACACTAACCTCAACCGATACGGGCGTGGCTGTGGTAGCTGGAGCATGGATAAGACTCAAAGCTGTGGTCAATGCTGCGGGAACTTCAGTTGAATATTTCATCAATGGAATATCGGTTGGGACAAATACGACAAATATTCCGACTGGAACAGGACGAGAAACTGGGGCAATTTATTCCATCGTTAAATCCGCTGGAACGACTGCCAGAACCACTGATATTGACTGGGCATGGATACATGTGGAACTTTCGACAAGCCGATAGGAGGAAAAATGCCAACATTACGAAATGCAGAATATTGTGTAATTAATACCGAAAATTTTCAGAATAACGAGATTCTGGATACTGGAATTCCAGATTCAGCAATCGGACTATTATGGGGTTGTGATGTTACCTCTGGAAACATGGGATTTTATTTTGTAGGCAAGGGACAATTCACGGCGATTGCAGCCTCTATTTATCTTTCTGGCACGAAAGATACAGCGAATAAAATTAACTTTTATTTTGAGGGTGGAACACTAAAGATACAAAACAAAATTGGAAGCACAAGGTATCTCTATGTAAAATTTGAAGGATTAGTTTAATGCCACAAGAACAATATAGTCAGAATGACATTATTCAGGCTTCTACGGGTGAAACCATTGATGTTGCTGAAGTTGATTCTTCTTTACATGTTCATTCAAACAAGAATTTACTTGATACCTACGCTCAAACCGAAGCTAACCTTGCGGATGCGGTAACCAAGAAACACGATGCCGCCCACAATCACAGCGGAGTCTATGAACCCGCTAATGCCAACATACAAACTCATGTAACAGCCCAACACGCCCCAACGAACGCTCAGAAAAACTCAGACATTCTGAAGTCTGAAATTGAAGCGAAACTAACGGGTGAAATTTCCTCTCATACTCATGCAGGCGGGGGGGGATTAGGATATACAATCCAAGTTCAGGCATTAACTTCAGCTCCAACCGATGGACAGACTGTATATTTTGGCATGTTACCAAAAGCTCCGGTAACGGTTGCCGCAACAAGTAAAATATATATTCGTAAGGCAGGGACAATTAAAATCGCTGAAATCTATTGTTATTCTGGAACCGCCGGAACAGCAGAATCATGGAGTTTATATATTAGAAAAAACAATGCTACCGATACTTTAATAGCTACTCTTGCGGTATCTGCTTCGGAAAGAGTTTTTTCTAATACTGGTTTAAGTATTGCCTTAGCAGTTGGAGATTATATAGAGATAAAAGGGATTCAACCTACCTGGGCAACAAATCCAAATACAACCATTTATGGAGGCTATTTATATTTGGAATGAAAATATGAAAATATGTAAGACATGCGGAAAAGATACGCCCAGCAAGTTCAACTTTTATTTTGAGGAGTTAGTCTAATGAGTTTTGGAAGCTGTGCTTATGGTTCTGTTTCATACGGCGGATTAATAGAGCTGTGGGAACAGGTAAGGGGTTTTTTGTATAGCATGTTTATGAGAATGACAATGAATTAATTTTTAGGAGAAAAAAATGGCAAATACTTATGAACCAAAATCTTATTTATGGACATTGGATACTGCCGGAGAAGTGGTTGCAGCAGGAAAAACAGTCGTAATTGACCATGTAATTTATATTGCAGCAACGAAAGACCACGTTGCTGTGCTTCAGCACGCAGATGGTTCGGCGGCCTTAACGATTAAGGCTTGCGCTACAGACGCTTCTCCTGTTTTGTGGAGAGCGCCAAAGGGCGGGCTTTTATTAGACGGGATGAACCTCGCCAGCAAAGACAGCGGAACACTGTATATTTATTTAGTGAGAGGAAAATAATCGTGTCAGAGTTTCAAACCCTCGGTGAGATTTTAGGCTTCGCTGGCCTCAACACAGAAATTGGTCGAACCCTGCTTCCCGAAGAAGGAAGCCCTATTTGGCTTGAAGATGGGAATAATATCATTATTAGAAATGGGTTAGTCGAGAAAATTCGAGGAACAGATTACCTGAATAATATCACGACTCAGCAAGGAATTGCTGATTACCGAGCGATTCTTGGTTTGCCTATCTATGAAAAATATTCAACTGATGACAAATTCCTTATGGCCGTTACGCCCAAGCGACTTTATGTCCTGATAAATAATGATGAGTGGGATGAGATTGGAACGATTGCCTATGGTGGAAACGACAGTATTTTAACCCATGCCAATGCCGATGATAAATTCATTTTTACACTTTCTGATTCTGGAATTCTTTATTACTGGGACGGAACTTTTGATGAACTTGCCCTGACGGCCCAAGATGTTACTGTTCTCAAGGCAAGGTTTATTGAAGACTGGGATACATTTTTAGTCTTGGCAAGAACGATAGAGGACGGAACGGAGAATTATCAACGCCTTTGGATTTCCGACCCTGGCAATATTACGAATTTCAGAAGCATCAATAAAATTGATATCGCAGTCGAAGGAAAGATTGTCAGCATTAAATCTATGCAGGATACGATTGTCGTTTACTTTCCGAGAGGAATTTATCGAGTTTATTACAATGACACAATGGGATATCTACCACAACTTGTTACCGACCGTCAAGGACTTCTCTGCCCAGGAACACTCTGCGGAAATAAAGATGTTCATTATTTTATATCTCAGGAAGGATTGATGCAAATGGTTCGAGACGGAGTGCCAACCTCGATTTCTGATGGAAAGTTCAATAACCTAATTATGGACGAGATGGATCCGATTTATTACTATCGAGCAACCGCATTTCTTTTTCCTCATCTGAATCAACTTTTTCTTTGTTATCCGAAATCTGGAAGTTCATTCAACAATGTTCAAATTATTTATGATGTTTCGAGAAATGAATTGATATCAAAGAAAGAATTGGTTGCAGAAAATTATTCTTGCTACGGCGAGTTTGAGAAAGACCTTAGCACGCTGAGCCCAGATGAGCGCAAGGCTTATGGATTGAGTTTTATTCCTATCTTTGGGAACAAAGACGGATACATTAAAGAGCAGAAAATCGTTGCCTACACGGATGGTGTTTCAAATTACGAATCGAATATTTTGTTTCCTCCAACTTTCTGGAAAGACAAAACCAGAAACAAGAGAGTGTTGGCAGCCGATTTATTGATTGAGAAAATGACAGACGAAACAATAACTTTTGGGTTGGATTTGGCAAATGAACTGAATCAGAACTTTTCTTTTAATTACACAATTGACGGAACTGGCAATGCAGGGATTAGGAGATATCCCGTAACCCTTGATTGTTTCGGAAAAGAATTTCTCGTAAAAATAAAAGACATAACAAATCCCTACGGATTTAAAATTCATGGTTGTGTATTTTTTGGCTGGATGAGAGGACGAAAGTGAGCTGGAACAAAGAAAGGGTTCATTGGAATAAAGGAAAGCATTACAATGTTGGCAAAGACCATCCTCGCTGGGGAAAACACCATTCGGAAGAAACAAAGAAAAAAATAAGCGAATCAAATATGGGTAAGCATAATATGTCTGAGGAACACAGACAAAAGTTACTCAGGGCAAGCATCGGAAGGCATCCCTCTGAAGAAACTCGAAAAAAAATGAGCGAGGCGAGGAAAAGAGGACCCGCACCGATGTTAGGAAAACATCATTCTGAAGAATCTAAAAGAAAAATGAGTGAAGCCCAAAAAGGAAAAAAGTGCGGAGAAAAAAATCCCTTTTGGGGGAAACGTCATTCTGATGAAGCAATAAGAAAAATGTTTAAGGCAACCAATACAAAACCAAATAAATGTGAAAAGAAATTGAATGAAGTTCTTCAACGACTTCTTCCAGATGAATATAAATACGTTGGAGGCGGGCAGTTTATCCTCTCGGGAAAATGTCCTGATTTTATAAATATTAATGGCAAGAAAAAGATTATTGAATTCTTCGGAAATTATTGGCATCAGAACGAGAGCGGAGAAGAAAGAAAGGGCTTTTTTAAAGAGTTTGGGTTTGAAACACTTATTATTTGGCAAAACGAATTGAAGAATATGGATATGCTTTCTAAAAAAATCATTGATTTTAATAGAACTTAAAAGAAGATTAAAAATGATTAATAAACGAGTGAAGGTTTGGCCGCAACCACAAGATTTTAAGAATTTTGATGAGGTAAAAAAATATATTGATAAGTTACGGGCTGCCATGATAGACAACTCTACACTGCAACTTCGTGACCTATATGCAATTTATATAGAGAACTTTGATATGGGCTCTTTCCTTCCAAAAGAGAATCCAAATTTTTGGGAATTATTGATTGGGGCAACAGGAATAGATTGTGGTGGATTTTTAGGAACACCGAGAATGAAACTTGATTTTGGAGAATTCTAATGCCAAATTTACCATTACAGATTAGACGAGGTCTTCATGCTGACCTTCCTGTTTTAGATGAAGGTGAGCCTGGTTACACGACAGATACGCATGAGCTTTATATTGGAACGGGTGCAACAAACATTAAAGTTGGAATTTATTGTGTCAACTTTTCAGCCGACATAGATGCAATCGGTTCTTCTGAAGAAACTTTAATTATTCATAATCAGCAAAATGTTACTGCTGATAAAACTGTTCCATCAAATATAACCCTTAAATTTCAGCAAGGTGGTTCATTAAGTATTTCATCTGGAAAAACCGTTACAATAAATGGTCACACTGAGGCTGGATTATATCAAATATTTTATGGTTCGGGAACGGTTGTTTTTGGTTCTGGTTCAGTAAAAGAAGTTTATCCACAATGGTGGGGAGCGAAGGGAGATGATGCAACGGATGATACGGCGGCAATTCAAGCAGCGGTTAATGCTTGTTTAGCCGATTCAACAAGACCCTTAGTTTTAAAAATAACTGGAAGGTGTAAATTAACCAGTTCAATTATTGTAAATAGACTCGTAGATCTCTCTATAACAAAAGGAGCATTTAGAATAATAGGTGAGGGTAAAGCAGCGGGATTTTATGTTTCCTCTGCTATTGACATGTTTAGTTCATCTTTTTCAAATGGTAGTCACCCTGTTTCCGAGGCTATTTCTTTTGAAAATATTCAATTTGAGGCATCCTCTCCTTCATTGGCCGCTTATGTTTTAGATGGAGAAAAATTTTTAAGAATTCAATTTCTTAATTGCCGTTTTAGTTACATGAAATGTTTGACATCTACTATTTATACTCAGTCAATTTATTTCACCAAGTGTATAATGAGGGAATGGGCTGGAACTTTTTATAGTTCAACCCAAGCACTTGATGTTTCTTTTGAGGGAAATTTCATCGAGTGGGGAGAAGACTTTTTTGCCGATAGTGTCTCCGTGCTTGGCTTTCGATTTATAAACAACCTTCTTGAAGGATGTTCGGGAAGACCTCTTGATTTAACTATCACCGGAGGAAGTGAAGTATCCGGGAATTATTTTGAGTTTAATACTTGTGCAAGTCCTTACATAGATTTTGGGCAATCACATGGTGTTTCTTTATCTGGGAATGCTTTTTTATTGACTGCTGCTCAAGCTATGGACCCCGCATATTTTGCAGTCCATTGGGGGGCAACGACGGGGGCCAGTTCTCAGGGAAATTTTTGTAATGGAAGACTTGATGATGTTACGGGAATGTGCCCATCATCATTTATATCCGTTGGTAACACTGGCGAAATTTCTGCTATGGGAACACGATTAAGTTTCCCCGCTACCGCAATTCCAAGCACGGACCCTAACACGATAGACGATTATAAGGAGGGGACGTGGACAATGGGGGTAACGTTCGGAGGGGGAACGACCGGGATAACCTATGGAACGCAAGAGGGATATTTTACTAAGATCGGCAACGTGGTTACTATATCTGGATATATGACATTAACCTCCAAGGGTTCGTCAACGGGGACTGCGGCGATTACCGGATTACCATATATCGTAGGGGGATATGCCGCCGTAACGATGAGGTTGACAGCAATAACCTTTGCAAATCAATATCAGGGGTACACGACTATAGGCCAACAGACAATATCTCTTGAAGAAGTGACAGAGGCGGGGGTCATGACGAATTTAACGGATGCCGACTTTGCTAATAATAGTACGATTATGGTTAATTGTATGTATTGGGTGCAATAAAGTGAACAAACCACTTTCACTGAATATCGCAGGGATGGCGAATTTGGCGGATTGAAAGGAGAAAAGACATGATTGCACGGCATAAATAAAATGACCAAAGATGAAGCAAGGAGCAAATTCCTAAAGATGGTGGCAAGGCTTGTCATTGATGGCACAAGTTTGAATATTGAATTCATTGTTATAGACTTTGACAGAACCGCTGAAGAGCAGGCGGAAAAATATGCTATCGGCAGGACGAAGCCAGGAGTAAAGAATACAAATTGCGATGGCTATGTGAAGAAAAGTTTCCACCAAGATTGGACTGCGATTGATATCGCCATTATGAGGAACGGACAGATTATTTGGGATGACCCTGGGTATGAGACTCTGGGCAGGCGATGGGAGCAGGATGGTGGAACATGGGGCGGAACGTGGGATGATGGAGGACATTTTGAACTGAGGTGGAGATTGCCTTGATGTTAGACAAAATAAAATCTGAGGTAGTTTATTTGTATGCTACGCTACTAATTTCTGGATTGTGTTTTGCAAAAGCATTTATTCCCGCTTTTCCGATTGAGCAAGCCATTGGTTCAATCGGCGGATTAACAGTTTTATTCTTTACCAAAAAGCGAGTTCAGCAGTGGATGAATTTAAAATTCAATAACAACGAAGAAGAGAAACCAGATGCGTAAATCGCTGAAAATTTTTTTGCTTGCGATATTTACTATTCTGGTGTTATCTAATATTGCGACACGGGATAAAACAGCATTCGGCAACCCAGACTATTGGGTAAAGGTTGACAATGTTTATAGCGAACTCATAAAAGAACCTGCCGAGGTAATGATTCTAATATTTACTAAAACAGGATTGAAATTGATTGTTACGAATAACGAAGATAACAGGGTTTCTTTCCCTTTTGAATATATAGAAGCAAAAAACCTGAAAATTGAAGACCTGGACATTGTAATTCATAGTCATCAAGGTTCGGCATATCCTTCTTTGCCAGATGTCAACATGTATAAATTTTTAAGAAACCGTGGATTTAAAGGATTGTTTGGTATTTGTTCAAGGTCAAGCAAAATTATTAATTGGGTAGAGGTTCTAAAATGAGAAAAAGTGAAAAGATAATTAAGAAAGTTTTGCAGCAGAATAATTGGGAGGCCGAGGTTTCGCCGACTCGCAGAGATATCTGGAATGAATTGCAGGCTATCAAGGAATTAAATAAATATATTTTAGATAATGAGTTGGCCCATATCTGGGGTGCCATAAAAATTATTGCTACTTTCGTTTTAGCAATTTTAGGTGCGGTTATCATCCAAATTATTAAAGGATAAGGAGAATTAAAGTGGCGGGAATAAAGTTAATTGATAAAACTGACGGCGTAACAATTCCTTACATCATTAATCGCCTTTTACACCCAGAAATTCATCAGTGGCTCTTTGATGACTACTGCGGCTTAGTCGAGATTGCAATTATATTTTTTGACGTTCGGACTATAGTTTACGGAATTTTCAGCCAAGGAAACCCCGAACCCATAGGAGTTATTTGGTTTACGGGGGTCATTCCCTATAGAGATTGCACATTAAATATTGCTCTATTCAAACAAGACGACAGAGACCAAGGAATAATTACAGAACCACGGGGAGACAAACCCAGCATTGCAGAAATGATTAAGAATGATATGGTCGTAAGATTTCACATTCACTCCGTGAGTGCAAATTGTATAGAAGGGAATGAAATTTCCAAATATTGTTTAGAAAAATTTGGATTTAAGAAAATCGGCGTAAAAGAAAAGTGTATATTTGCAGACGGTGTCTACAAAGATATCGAACTTTATTATCTACTTTTAGAGGAGGCATAAAATGGGTGCAGGAACTCCCACAACTTTTAATTTAGAAACAATGAGCCCAGATCAGAAAGCGTTTTATAATTATTTAATAAGCTCAATCAATCCTATGTTGGCTGGAACGAAATTGGGTGAGGGCTATGGTGGCCCAGGTTCATACAATCCAATGAAATGGGGATTTGGGCCAGGACAAGAAACTGGTGAAAAGACTGTGAGGGAAATACCAGAAAAAGATGGCGTTCGAATAATTCCAGTAGAAAGACCAGGACAAACTGATGGTGTAGGCGGTGGAGTAGGCGGCGGTGGAGGTAAGGGTGGAAGTATACGTTTATCAGATATGCTTACAAAGCCTTTTGCCCAACCGTTTACACAAGGAATTACCGGAAACTATCCTACGCCAGGAAACGTTAAAACGGCAGGGCAACCGATGCTTGGACAACGAAATATATTAAGCCAATTTTTAGGGAAGATGGGGGGACAAGGAATGGCACCGGCAACGACTCCGACAACACCAGCTTCAACAACAGCCCCAACAATGGAAGTGGCGACTCCAGGCATGGCTCCAACAGCAGCGCCAACCGAAGAAGAAGTCTTGGCAAGGTTCGGTTATCCAGTCGGGGGCTATGGAGCTGAATCTCAGAAATATATCTCAGGAGTTTATGACCCCACAAAAACAGAGGCGTTAAGAAATCTTGAGAGTTCACAGCAAAAGATGGCAACCCAATTTGGACACAGGGGTGGATATTTTGGTGGAGCACATGCTATTGGTCAAGGCGAAATGGCGACGGGAACACAAAATGCTCTAAGTCAACTTTTGGGAGGAATGCAACAACAGGCATACAAAGAGGACATAGGGTTAAAAACATCCGCATACGATAAAGCCTACCAAGATTGGGTAAGAGCGCGGAGCGAAACAATGGCTCCTCTTAATTTATTGCCTACTATGCTTGGAAAACAAACAATGGAAAATGTTGTTCAGCCAGGAACAAATTGGCTCGGCAAATAAAAAAGGGAGAATAACATGGCAGTCGTATTACCAAGACAAGAAACAACCCTTGGAACTATTAGTAGATATGCGTTGCCTTTCATTCTTTCAAAACTAATGGGCTTGTTGGGGGGGCCAAAAACAGAAAGTGCAACTCAAAAAATCGCAACGGGTATTCAAACGGGAACAATAGACCCAAGAATTTTTGCTACGCCTGAAGTTCAGACATCTTTAAAAGCATTGGGTCTTTGGGATAGACCAGAAATGCAATCGTTGATTTCGTCTGCATTAGAGAATGTGGAAACTGGAAGAGGACAAACAACGATGGCGGGCGTGCCTGGTCAGGTTGGGGCACCCGTTGCCCTTGGAACTCAGGGTTTACTGGGAACAATGCCTCAACTCCCCAAGCCATTTTCGATGCAAGAATTCAGGGCAACACAAGAAAAAGAACAGGCGGCAAGGGAAACAGAACTTTACGCACGCAAGAAAAGAGCAGAGATGCAACTTGAGCAAGAATTTGCGATAGACCCAGACAAGGTTACGGCAATCGTTCAGGCAAATCCAGAACTTTATCAAGATATGGATATTACTGTTCGTGGTGTTGGGAAAGTTAATGTTTATACAGCAATAGAAAGACGACAAGATGAATTAAAAGCACAAGAAGAGGCTGAAAAGTTAAGGCAAACTTACGAAGATAAATATGCTGGCAACACACAATTATATAGTCAGAGAAAAACTGCATTATTGAATCTTGTGATGCGACCAGAAGAAAAATCAACGATGCAGATGATAATTGATGCCTTTACCGGAACGGGATTGCCTGACAAGGCCGATAAAATTCAGGGCATGAATGTTTCAGCAGAAGAAAAACAGAGGCTTTTGCGAATTGAGGCAAACAGAGAAATTAAATCAATGAATTCAGATTTGATGCGACTTGGAAAAAGAGCATTGCTACCGATTGAAAAGATTGCTCAGTTCAAAGAATTTGGTGAAGATTTAAAATCTACCGAAGCTCCACCTTTACATGAAACGGACAAGAATGTTCCCACTCCGACAGAAAAAGCAATAATTCCAACTGGTGAAACCGCAAAACAAATTGAATCCAAGGCAAAAGAATTAATTTCTAAGGGTGCATTTAATTTGCAGACAAATAAACTCCTTACAATTGAAGAAGCGAGAATCATAGCAAGAAAACTTTTAGGCAAATGAGTCAAACAGAAGAAGATATTTTAAAATCACTGGGTATTGGATTGCCCCAGGTGCCGACAGAAGAATCCATCTTAAATTCTATGGGGGTTGGATTGCCAAGGCATCCAGAATTACAACCAGCCAAGACTACCATTCCACAAATTGCTTGGGAAACAACGAAAGAAATTTTAAGAAGTCAATGGAAGAAAAATATCGAGTGGCCCAAGAAAAAGCTTGAAGAAATTACGGGAACAGCCGAGGCATTGGGAGCTGGCGCAACTGGACTTGCCGCCTTTCCTGTAAATGTTGCCACGCGAATTGGGTTGCGACCCTTTGTTGGCCCAGAGAAAGCAGAGGAGATCGCAGGCAAGGTTGGTGAGGTTATTCAGTATCAGCCCACAACAGAAGCTGGCAAGGAATATGCTGGCATAACTGCACTTCCCTTCGAGATTTTGGCGAAGGCAACTGATTTTATAGCCCAGAAAATGGCCCCAGAGGAAGGGACGCAACGAGAAATTAAGCTTGCCTTAGATACCGCAATCCTACTCAGCCCACTATTAAAAAATTACATTACTAATGCAATAAAATCTGGCAAGCCAATATCGGTTGAAGAAACCGCAAAGATAGTTGAGGCATCAAAAGAAATTCCGATAGAACAAAAAGCAGAATTTGTCGCCACGATGAAAAAAGCCAAGACGAAAAGAGTTTTGCCAAAACCAGAACAGGCATACGAGCCAACAAAAAGAATGCCACCAACCAAAACCGAACAAGAAGCAATGTTAGAACAGGCAGAAAAACTTGGCACATATCCCATTCGTGGATTTATGGAAGAACCAAAAACTCCAATTATAAAAAAGGGTTATCCAAAAGAATATATTGAAAAGCAGAATAAGATTTTAGCTGAGCAAGAAAAAGTTATAAATGCTGAGGCTGATATTTTAAAGCGGACTGGAAAGACCGAACCAGAAATTAACGCATTTCTTAAAAATGATTTTATGGATGGGGAAAAGCTGAGGGAGACTACAAATAAGGTTTTAGCGGGTGAACTGAAACCAGAAGCCGCAGCAAAAGACATTGGAGAATGGATTGATGCAACGGTTGGGAAAGTTGTAACCGAGTGGACTCCAGAAGCCATCAAAAAAGTAGTCACGACACTTCCACGAAAAGAGGCATGGGAATTATTCAAGAAAGAAGGTATCACAGATATGGAAGTTGCACAAGCACTTCCAGGATTAGAAATTCGACATAGAGAACGCCTCGGAGGGCAAGTCATTACACCAGAAGAAGTGACTAAATTAAGAAAAGTGCAACCGATAGAAAAGGTCGGCATACCTAAAGAAGTGCCGACAGTTGAAAAACCACAAGGAAAGATTGAGGCTGGTGGACTTGCCTATGGAATGGAGTTGCCAGAAAAGGCAATTAATATAAATCTCAATCGAATATTTGATGATTATGGAATCAAGAAACTTCTTGTTGATACTGCTGATAAGAACAAGATTTTAATTAACGAGCAACGGCGTGGTGTTATTACCAATACCCAGACCCAGAAATTAGCCGAAGAACTTGGAATGACAGTAGAAAAGTTAATGGGAACTAAAAAGGGAAAGGCCATGAATGCCGAAGAAGCATTGGCGGCCAGACAAATCCTGATGAGTTCGGCTAAAGATACCTTGAAATATCACGAAGAATTTATAAAGACGGGTTCGGATGAAGCCCTTGCCAATTTTAGAATAAGACTGGAAAGGCATGCAAGAATCCAGAAAGTTGTTAGCGGAATTACCGCCGAGGCTGGAAGGGCATTACAGCAATTCAGAATTACAACCGAACCTGGACAATTGAGATTTAAGGCTCTTGATAAAATTTTAAAGCAGTTGGGAGGAAGAGAAAAGAATGCCGAGATTGCCGAAAAGATGGCAATGCTCGATATGTCTGACCCAGTTGCCGTCAATAAATTTATGAGAGATATTTCTAATCCTAAACTTGTAGATAAGATTTTTGAGGTTTGGGTTAATGGTTTACTTTTAAACATTCCTACACAGGCAGCAAACATTGATGGAAACTTTTTTACCTTAATTGGGAAGCCAATAGAAACCCTGGGTGCGGCAACAATTGAAGCCCCCAAAAGAATTTGGGGAAAAGTGCGCGGCAAAACAATAGAACCAGAACATTATTTTGGTGAATCTGCCCATCAAATCTTTGGAATAATTCAAGGAATTCCAGAAGGGGTGAGGCGAGCCTTGTTTGCATGGAACAATGAAATGACAATGGAAGGGGCAACTAAACTTGAGGTTCGCACGCCTACGGCAATAAAGGGAAAGGGAGGAAAAATAGTCAGGATTCCAGGCAGGGCACTACAAGCCGCAGATGAATTCTTTAAGGCAATTATTTATGAATCTGATACTCATGGATTGGCATACCGAGAGGCTACCGCAAGGGGACTTAGAGGACAAGAAAGAATTAATAAAATAGCTGAATTAATAGAAGAGCCAACACTTCCCATGATGAATCATGCAAAAGGAGAAATGCTTTATAGGACATTTCAACAAGAACTTGGAAAGGCGGGAAAGGCTGTGCAAAGAATACGACAAGAAATTCCTTTTGTAAGATACATTGTTCCATTTGTAAGAACTCCTATCAATTTAATAAAGTATGGGTTAGAGAGAACACCAATTAACTTGCCAAGAATTATTTACAAACAAATAAAAGGCCAAATTCCAAAGGGTGAAATTTCTATGGAATATTCTAAAGTAGCGATTGGTGGATTGACTTCAATGGCAGTATTTTTGATGGCTTTAAAGGGTAAGGTTACCGGAGGTGGTCCAACAGACAAATCACAAAGAGAGGCCATGTATCGGGAAGGTTGGCAACCCTATTCTTTCAAAATTGGAAAGAAATATATTTCCTATGCCAGAATTGAACCATTTGCAACGGTCTTCGGAATTTCTGCCGATGCCGCTGAAATCTGGAAAGATATAAGTGAAAAAGACAGAGAAGATATTGCTGGAAAACTTTGGAGTGCTTTTTATAAGAATGTAACTAACAAGACATTCTTAACTGGAATCTCTGCGGCCACAAATGCAATTGCCGACCCCGAAAAATATGGTGGCAAATGGGCAGAAAGACTCATTGGTTCTGCAATTCCAACTGGCGTGGCACAGACAGCGCGAGCGGTTGACCCATATTTTAGAGATGCAAAAGGACTCGTTGATACTTTAAAAGCTCGAATCCCTGGTGTGGCCCAGACATTACCGATAAGAGTAGATAGGTGGGGAAGGCCAGTCGAGCGGACTGGTGGAGTTGTTGAAAAGATGGTTTCGCCTATTTATCGGTCAGAAGAAAAATTAAATGAAGTTGACACAGAATTGAAAAGACTTGGCCTGTATCCATCAATGCCAGCCAGAACATTTTCGGTTGGAAAAAAGAAGATTAATTTGACAGGAGAAGAATACGAAGAATTTTTAAGATTCCGAGGGCCAAAGGAATTTAATCTTTTAAATAGCATAATGAATTCTGATAAATATAAAAAGATGGGGGACGATGAGAAAAAAGATAGAATCCAAAGTATTTTATTAAATAGTTCTACGGCGGCCAGAATTGTATTCTTGCCCAAGATTTTAAAAAACCATCTTGAAGAATTGCGGAAAAATGACTAACTGGGATTTATATTTTGAGACCCAAAAAGAAAAGGATCGGCAGAAGGCTGCCAAACTCTGGGTTAAACCAGACCCGACCAGATGGGAAAAGATAAAAGAGGAAAGGAAAACCATTAAAAAGGTTATGAAGGGACATAGAGTAACACCCGAATTCAAGAAGAAGGTTACAGACAATAAAAATGGATTATATACGCCATTCGATAAACAAATTCAAATTCATGATGCCCTGAAACCTTGGAATACCAGTCGAATTGTCATGGCAATCACCGGAAGGAGATTTGGAAAAACGACCTTGGCCGTGAATGAAATTATAGATAGGGCAATGAAGATACCAGCTTCAAGAATCTGGTATATTGCCCATACGGAAAAACAGGCTTATCGAGTTGCCTGGAGGCTTATGCTTTATCCAAGAAAAGATTTAAAAACAGGAAGATTGCTTGCGCCCTATTTGCCAGAGATTCTTGTCGAGCAAAAAAGAGAGGATCAGCATTGGATAAGACTTAGGAACGGTTCTTGGATAGAACTTCTTGGAACGGTTGATGAATTACCGATGCTCGGTGCAGGTCTTAATTTTGTTGTCTTTGACGAATTCCCGGCAATTCCCTGGACAGTTTGGTTTGATACGGTTTCACCAATGTTGTTAGATTTTAAGAGTGATGCACTTTTTATAGGAACGGTTCCAGACCCAAAGAGGAATGTTATTACGCCAGAATTTATTGAGATGTATGAATCTATCCTGTTCGCTGTAAAAAAGAGCCAGCGCAAAAAGGCTTTCAATTTTACAAGTTATGATAATCCACATCTCGATAAAAATACTATAAAAATGGAAGAAGAAGAACTGATAAAGAAGGGCAGGGGAGTAGATGCCGAGAGACTTTATGGTGGAAAATATACTCGTGAACTTGGATTGGTGTTTCCGAAATTCAGTTATGAAAAGCATACCTGTGAACCATTCGAGATTCCAAAAGGGTGGATGCGAGCGATGGCCGTTGACCCGCATCCTCAAAAGCCCATTTATGCACTCTGGGTGGCAATAGACCCAAGGGGACATATGTGGTTTTACAGGGAAATGGAATTTACGGGACAGGACAGGTCGCTCACTGTTCAGGAAACAGCATACGAAATTCTATGTGTTGAAAATGAAAGTAAAGAAAAGGTCTGGGAAAGACTGATTGACCCAACCTATGCAAAACAAGAACACAACAAACTTCAGGCCAGCCCGATAACAATTCAGGGGTTATTTAAAGATTACGGTTTGCATTTCAAAGAGGCGAACAGAGACTTTATGACATTCTTTAACAGGTTCACGGATATGTTAGTCGAAGAACCGGAATCTACGGTTCATGTCTTTAGAAGTTGTGTAGGGTTTATTGACCAGGTAGAACATTATATGTGGGAATCTTGGGCATCATCCAGGGCAAGAGAAGAGAAGGGTGTTAAGAATAGACCTAAAAAGATAAATGACGATTATGTAGATAACGCAAAATATCTCATCAACAGTAACCTCAAGTTCGCCAATAAAGATGTAGGTTTCGCAATTAAGGCACAGCTTGAAAAAAGATGGGAAAATCGAGAGTTTATGTAATGGGGAATATCCAAGTAGCCATTAACCCAAGAAAACCCCAGGAATGCCCTCCCAGGTGGCAAGAAATGGCATATTGCGGTATGGGTATTGACCGATTTGGATGTTATCTGTTAAGATAATGGAGAAGTGACATGGAATTAGGAATAACAAACGAACAAGAATTAGAAACTCTTAGGACATGGTTGGAGAATTTCCGAGATAGCGAAAATTATTCTCGACCTTTTTTCACGGCGGGAGAAAAAAACTACCAACTATATAAGAGTTATATAGACTCAGCAGAAAAATCAAAGTATAAGCACTCAATTTTCGTGCCTTACAGCTTTGCTTATGTCGAAGACTTCGCCGCCTACATGATGCTAAGTTTCCTCGCTTCGCCGACACCCTGCTCTATCCAACCATGGATGAATGCAGTCAGCCCTGAACTCTGTATGGAACTTGAGCAAATTATCTATCGGTTTACCATGGCCGAGGAAACAGAATTTGTTCTGGAACTTGAAGACATGATAAAGTATATGAGTATATACAATGTTTCTTACCTACTTAATTACCCCATACTCGAAGACAAGGTTGTTATTTCGGAAACGAAAGAACCGATGTATCCTGGAGTTGTCGAATCAGATGTCAAGAAAAGTCTTTCAAGAATTAATCTTCACGCTCCGCATCCACACGATATTTTCGTCGAACCAGGAACGAAAAGATTATCTCGTTCTTCTTGGGTTATAAAAAGAGCTAAAGAGAAATACGAGACATTAAAGAAATGGGAAAAGCGAGGAGACTATAAAAATGTTGATGCCGCCAAAGGAACGCTTGGCGAGAGCGACCCCATTTTTAAATTACTTCGCTCGGTTGGATTGGATGCTGGGCAAGAGGCATATGATTTTAAAACAAATAAAATTGAAATTCTTGATTGCTTCCAAGATAGCAATGTAATTACCATCGGTGGCCGCAGAGCAATTATTAGAGATACGACAAAGAATAAAACGAGAGCATTCAAATTCAATTTTCCTATTCTTGATTGCAGAACCACTGGCGCACCCGGAGAATTCTTTGGAGTCAATCTTGTAGAATCCATGAAGCCCACGCAACTTGACTTAAACCTCCTGCGATCCCAGCGCAGAGATAACATTTCACTTATTCTCAATAAACTCTTTGTGTATGACATTCTGGCTGGAGAGGTTGACCCAAAGACTTTATTCTCCGCACCTGGGAATGTGATTATGGGAATGAATATCCACGAAGCCTTGAAAGAGTTTTCGGTTAGTGACGTAACCATGAGTTCATTCGAGGAAGAGAAGTCTCTTATTTTTGACCTGCAAAACATAACCTCAATGTGGGATTATGCGAGAGGTGGAACGCCAAGGCGGAAAGAAACTGCAACTGGAATCATGCGACTTCAGCAGGCAGCCCAGGCAAGGAACGAATGGAATCTCAGGAAGATTGATTTTTATATCTTGCAGAAATTCTGGAGAAGGCTGATTTATTATATCCACACGAATCTGGCAGAGGAAGATTATGTAGAAATAATTGGGAAGCCAAGAGAAGAAACGAGGGCAGATGAATTTTATGCCCTCGATGGAAATAAACTGAAAGACCTCTTCCAGATTCAACCATGCACAGAATCTATTGTAAGTATAAAAGAATTAAACACCAATCAATTCCTTCAAGCGTTTGATAGAATTATACAACTTCCCGTGATAAATCAGAATCCACAAGGACTTACTACGCTGGTGAAACAATTACTTATCAAGCTTGGAATTAAAGACTTCAAGCAAATTCTACCTCAGCTCTCGCCGATGGGAGCCGAAATTATCCAGGGAGCCATGGCTGGCGGAGCAGGTGGAATGGGTGGTCAGGCAGCACCACCTGAATTTTCCCAAGGAGGATAAAATGCAATTTAGTCGTTCGTCTGGGCGTGAGGACTTTATGGGCAAGCTTGAGAAATATTCTAACGAACCAGAAAAAATCCTTGAGGATAAAATTAAAGATTGGAAAGACCTTGCTGTGCTTTTACGACCGATTGTGGACACCGAGGGGTGGAAACAAGTATTGCGACCATTCTTGGAACTACATGGTGATCCTGCCAAGCTTTTTAAATTGATGAGAGAGGGCAAGGCGAGCGAACCAGAAGGGATTTATCTTGCGGCGAAAGCAGAGGCTTACAACAATCTACTTAAAATGGTTGATTTATTTATGGAATCCTTGAAGGCAAGCGAAAGGGAATAATTATTTAAATTTCCAATTCTCACAATGATGGTTATTTAATCTGTGAAAATAATTCCAAAAGTCTTTCTTTGAATCTTTTGACTAATTTACAATCTGGGTTGTTATTGCATTCTTTTTTCCAATAGACACAATTCTGACACATAAAATAACCAGGAATAGTATCATCTGTTATTTGTAAAAGACTTGTTTTTGATTCAAAACTATAAGTTCTTTTTTTTATTTTAACCTCCAATTCTCACATTCGGGTGCGGTATTCTCTAATCCATATTTCTCAATCTCTCGGATAGGTAATCCACTTGCTTTACAAATTACGGCTTGCTCACCATTCGGTAATTTTCTCAAGATATACTCGAAAAATTTACAGCGAGGGCATTGGAATATACGATAGATTTCATGTTTCATACGAAAATCTTTCTTTTATCGCTTGTCGGATTGCATTGAGGGTTTTCTTGCCCACGGTTTCAAAATCCCACCTCTCCCTGAAATAATAAAACTCACTCTGCTTGTTCGTAAAAAATCTTATTTCCTCGATGGCGTATCCATCTTCGCTAGGTTCATCAAAAACTTCTACCCGTCCACCGATGTATCCTTCGTAATTAGGATTCATAACGGCTTCTTCTACGAAGCTTAAGAAGAATTTCTTTGCGGTCATTTCTTATCAAGTTGTTTCATTGCTTTCCAAAATGCTTTAATGTTTATTTTTGAATTATCTGTATCAGCCAGTAGAAAAGGAAGCGAGATGAAATCATCCGTCTCTAACATTTTAAGTTTCTTAAAAACACAATTCCACGAACAAAAATGATATTCATCAGGGTGTTCTTGCTTCTTTTTAAAAACAGTTAATCGCAGATAGTCTGAATCTGGTTTACTTAAATCAATTTGATTTTTACAATAATCGCAACCATATTCGTCATCAGAGATTAATTTTCGACTTCCACATTTTGGACAGGGTTCATATTTTCTTTCTTTTATAATCATGGTTTCTCCTTTTTATTTATGCAACACCAAATACAGAATTGTCACAATTGCTAGAACAGTTGTCCCACAGCTTAGATTCTTCTCAAACTGTAGAACCTTGACTTTATTCAAGGCTTTTTTCTGGGCGGTGTCACAGCTCGCTGTCACAGCAATCTGGTTAGCCAATTGCCTACTCAGCGTCTCGGAAATTATAACCTGGGCATCATATTTCTGCGTAAGGTCAAAGATAATTCCATCTTTCTCGGATATGGTGGATTGGGCTAATGAGAATTTCTCAGACCATAGTTTTACTTGCTGGTCTAAATTAGCAATAATTTCATCTTTGTCTGTGAGGGTTTGCCTTGCGGTAACAAGTTCTTTTAATCCCGCATCCTTGATTCCAATTTCTTTTTTGTCGGCATCAATTTTTTTGTCTCTCTTTGCGATGTCTTCATTTTTCTCGGCGATGGCTTTCAGCTGGGATTCGATAATTGTTTTCTGTTCAAGATTCGTTTTGTCTGTATCTTTTTTCAATTGACTATACGATGCAACAGATGTCGCCAGTGTTCCCTTCAGTGTCCTGCTTGAGAAATAGAAATATCCAACCACAACCAAAAATGAAATCGTTATTGTAATTCCTAATTTGGGATTTATTTTCATGAGGACTCCTTTTATTGGTTAGGTTAAAACAATATGAAAATTAAGTTCATCTATTTGTATCACACCCTCAAGATAACCATTGGTGTCAACTGTAAAATTGGTCGAATCTTTATATTTTTTTACAATATTCGAATTGAACCCTCCTTGTATTTTTATGTGATCATCAGAAAAATCTACGGCATAGGCATTTTGTATTAAATCTTCAATTTTCGGACACAATTCATAAAATCTTTTCATAATATCTATTTGCATGTTTTCTCTCCTTCTAAAAATTCCCTAATCTTATTTAGAGAATTATGATTAGGAAGTTTCTGGCCTGCCATCCACTCCCGATAAACTTCGTTTGACAATCCCAATTCGAGACTTATATATTCCATTGACTTTTTATGCTTGCGTCGCCAGAGTTCGAGACGAAAAAGAAGTTTCAGGATGTCGCAAGCTTCTCGATTCATTTTTCCTTGATTCGCACGGGAATCTCTTGAAGCATTTGTTTTAATTGTTTTGGCATTGCTTTTGTCCAATGTTCGGTTGCTCCCAATGGAAGAAAAATCAATTTGGATGACCAATCGTTTATAAACTTTTCATCCACTTCTGGCTGGCTTTCATCCTTTTCTTTTTTTACACAATCTTCACATTCAATCCATGCTCGAACAACCGTTCCTTTGGGAACCTTTGATGATACCGCTTGACCACAATTGCTACAGTGAATTTGACTCCATTCAATTTTTTCTGGTTGGCTTTCGATGAGGCGGAGAGTGGCGTCAATATATTGTTTGCCCAATCCCCATCGAGAACAATACCAACACCTATCAGCCTTTTTTAATTCATTAATGATTTCCTCTTTCGTCGGCTCTTTCATGGCTTCTCCTTGCTTTCTCTATCTCATCTTTCCCAATCAAGCTTTCTTGATATTTCTGGCGTAAATCCACCCTTCTCTCTCAATTTTTTCTCAAAGTAAAAACCTAGTTCTCCAAGAAATAAACGATAACCCGAAGGTGCAAATCTCCATAAGCGACACATTTCTTCTTGACTCATGTTATCTATTTCTCTTTTGTCGTGTTCAATGCTCATCCCGATTCTCCTTTTTCTCTTCCACAATCCATCCATCTCCACCGCAATGTTCACATTTGATATGTTTTACATTCCTTCGCCCGTCATCATCGGCAAATCTATCGGCCTCAATAAACTCACCTTCGCCATTACAATGTGGACATTGGATTTGTTCATCCATGCGATTCTCCTTTTATCTCTCCTCTTCCCTCGCATTTCTCGCACATGAATTTCTTGGCGTTTCCACCGCCAGCATCCTGTTCTATGTATCCTTCGCCATTACATTCTGGACAACGATTGAACTTCTCAAAGAATTTTTTATCTGCCTTCTCCTCATAAATCTTTTCTAAAATATCCTGCATCGCCCAGTATTGATTTTCAATTTCTTTGAAATCTCGATAAAAATCTTCTTCTACCTCAATCTCAAATTCTCCACCATCTTCGTCATCCAGCGAAAATGTTAATGACACATCTCGGTCAATCCACGTTTTTTTCATTTTTTACCCGCCACCCATAATTCCAAATCCATTGTCCTGCACCATCCCTGTAATATTTTTTGTTTCTACGAGACTGTGGGAATTCGCAGAGTTCCCATCTCGCTTCTTTATTTTTGTAAAGATAATTAGCCATCCAATCAATAAACTCTTTCTCCTGTTTTTCTGTCCATGAGTATTTGTAATACCAATGTGCATCCTTAAAATCCATCTCATCGAATTTTGCGCCGACCACTTTGCACATTTTTTTCAAGATAATTGTGAGGTGTTTGCCGAATCCTTCTTTGCTTTTTTTCATACCAACCTCCTCGCCTTTTTCCATAATGCTGTGCTTGCTTTTTTAATTAGTCTTCCAGGCCAAAGCAGGAAGTCAGCAATCGCACAAAGAATTAAACCAGACAACATCAGGAAAGCGAATAAAAGTCCCTTTAAAATATTCATGGTTGCTCCTATTTTCTATTTAGTTTCCAATCGTTTCGCCACAACCGCAGTTCCCCCAAATCTTCAGATGAATATTCAGATAACTCTTTTTGGAAGTTTTCGGCATTCTTGTCCTTTCCGATATTGAATTCTATAGCCTGCTCATTGTTTTCTATCGCATTGATGATTCTGTTCACTAATTCCGAAATTAAGAATGGCCCGTGAACCCTTTGGAAGAATGGCCAATAGTCTTTGAGTCTATAAAATAATTCATCCTCGATGGAAAAATTTATTGTTAGATTCTTCATTCTTTAGACCTTAATTTCTAAAAATCTTGTTAATTGCTTCTTGAGAAACAAATTCTCTTTATATATTTCTTGAATTTTTGTATTGTGTTCATTCCCAGGAAGCAGTTTTAAATTTTTTATTCGGTTATCGTCTTTAATTCCATTGATATGGTGGACTGTTTCCCATGGATACAAATATCTACCAATATATTTCTCCATAATAAGACGATGTTCACAAACACATTTTCCGCCACCAGAATGCGGATGATTGGGAGAATAAATTAAAACATAGCCCGCGTAGCTTAATCTTCTTCCGCCTTTCCAGTTTAAAGCATTTTCTCCGATTCGACCCCTCATCATCGCACTCAGTTTTCTTTTGGTTTCTTCCGAAAGATGTTTGCCTTTATGCGCCATGCTTATTTTCTTTTTTGTTTCTTCAGAAACACATCTCTTTTTACCGGCTTCACTTAATTTTTTTCTATGTTCTTCTGAAAAAATTATTCCTTTGTGTGCCTTGCTCATTTTTATTTTTGTCTCTTCTGAAAATTTCCGTTTTCTATTCGCACACGAATGACAGTGCTTCGCCTTTCTACAAATCTCTTTTCCACAGTCAATACAATAATTCATTTATTTAATTTCACCTTTCTTTAGATTCCCAGTCGGTATAGGCACCGAAGAGATGAATATGATTATTTTTTAATACAGCGAATCCATTATTCCATTCTGGGTGTGTCGTTGTTGAAAGATTTTTATATCCAATTCTCATCGGGTCTAATAAACAACCAAGGTCTATTGCAATGTTCTTCCCACTTCTGTCATACCTGAAAGCCTGGAAATGACCGTGTGCATTCATTACATTCCTTCGATATTTTTCTACCAAGCGGACACCTGTAGATGCAGAAATTTGGCTATAAGACTTGGGATGAATAACCATCCAATCATTGCCTATATAAGCTCTGTCGTAATAGCTATAAATAAATTTCTTGTCATATACTTTTTCTGTCATCAATTTAATGATGTATCGTGCTTGAATAAGTGCCTCTGTTTTCCTTGTGGGCCTATCTTCGTGATTGCCACGAATGAGATAAATCATGTCAAAATAATCTAAGAAACATATAATTTGCCCAACCTGTTCAATTTCATCATCAAGACTCGTTCCTTGTTCGCCTTCCTGTTTGGGCCAGTGTTTTGCGAAATTCATATCAAACAGATCGCCGGCGATAACCAGATTTTTTGAATTGAAAATACTGGAAATCAATATCGCTCGATTTACCCATTCTGTATGGTGATATGGAGAATGGATATCGCATACGATTGTATATGTTTTGTCGTCTGGCAATTGTAGATATCCGTCATAAACTTTTATGGAATTGTCTTTGAGTATCAGGGAGTTTAAAATTCCGTGCCTGCTTTTTATTCCATTTACGGCAGCCGTGGTTACCGTTTCGTCAAATTCCGCAGAAAGGAGATTTGCTGTTTCAGAACCTGAATATCCCTTAATCGTTAGATTTTTCACTCTTTCAATTTTTTCTTTATTCCATTCAATTCCGTTTGAATATGCCATTATGTTTGTTTCTCCTTATTAACCAATCCCAATCACTTTTTTGAAATCAATATAATCAAGACAATTCCCAAGATACTTGGCATTAAAACAATCTCCATACCAATTACCACACCACCAAATACCATTCAATTCAAGGTGTTGTTTTATTTCTTCATAAACTTTATCAACAGCATCTTCTCTGATTTTGATTTCAACGGTTCTTCCATTTTCTAAAATTAAGATGTAATCAAACCATATGTATTCAGGTTCTTTTTTCTTTTTTGTCATTTTATTTCTCCTTACTTTGTTTTGCCCTTTCTTTGTTGTTTTATTTCGCTGTTGACAATTTCTCTTGCCTCATTACAGAATGCTGAAAGTAGCAAAGTAATGGCAATACAACTTTTACATTTTTTTGCTTTTTCTAATTCGCTTGGAAAATTTAAAAAAAGCATTTCAAGTGAGTTTATTTTATTCCCTTTCTTTTTTGTCATTTCATTTCTCCTTACTTTAGAAAAAAAAATAAAACTCCCACCGAATATAAAATTCCCAAAACAACAACAATAATATTTATTTTCTTGATTTCACCCCTGCCAATCATCGCCCCCGTAAGAACACCCGCTGCGATTGCATTCAAGATAACCAAGCATTTCAAAATAATAATTGACATTATTTTTCTCCTTACAAGTAATATTCCTTAATCCATCCCTTGCGGTCTTTCCAAATCCATATCTCTTTCTCGCAACCCGTAGGCATTTTTAATGCTCGAATTTTATCTCTGGTTTCGTTTGGACAAGCATTGCTTTTTACTTGAATGAAAAGTATGTGTTCGCCATTCGGGTGGAGCGCAAGAACATCGAACAAACCAAAAACATCTATCTGCAAAAACCGATGTCGAATAGTTTTCCAAATAATGTATCCTTGTGCTTTCAACTCATCTGCACAAAGTTTTTCCTTTCGACTTCCCTTCTTAACTTTCTGCAACACCCAACTCTCCAAATCCCGTTTTTCTGCACATGATTTTATATTGACTTGCGGTTTTCTCTGGCACACGAATTCTGCAATCGAGTTCACACCCAACGCAAGGTTCATAAATCTTTTTATTCTCTTCTTCTGGAATCATGCCATAGATTTTTTCTGCCTCTTCTTTTTCTTTAAATTGTCCAAACGGCCAAGAATCTTTCGCCATAAAATCTTCCTGGCAATGGTTGTTGTCACAAAAATACCAGCGATACCACTCAAGTTCCTTGTGGCAGTTTCGACAATATCTTTTCGTCCCGTCTTTTCTTCCATGAGTTTTGTTCAGAATGTCGAAAGCCATATCAATCATTTCTTCGTATGATCCGAAGTGAGTCTCCACCGTGCTTCCTTTTCTTGGCAACTCTTCTGGCTTGGGAATCCGCCCATTTCTCAGGATAAAATTTTCAACGAATATTTTTAATTGGTTATCTTTTATATACCGTTCTTTATATTTTCTTCGTTCGCTCATTTCTTAACCCCCGTTTCAAGCAATTCATTAAATTTGACCTTTCTTAAAATTCTTATTTCAACTTTAGTTAGACCCTTTTCAATAAAATTTAATTCATTTGCTACCGCCCAACTACAATCTAAAATCCTGCCCCTTTTTACCCATTTTTCTGGAATTCGGTCTGTCACCATTGCAAAGCATTCTTTGTTATTTCCTAAATTTTTTATGCTAATAACTGTTCCAAATTTTAATCTTTGATGAGCAACTGTATATGCGAACATATCAAACGGTTTGCCCCACGCAGTAATATTTCCGTGTTCGGGATTCCCATACCAACTAGTCACTCCCGTCTGATATAAATCTGCAAGCCAAATTTCTTTTACTATTTTTGTTGATTGGATTATGACTGGTTTTATAATCACTTCTTTTTTCTTTACAATAAATCCAATGCCAATCCCAAAACTGATACAACTTGCGGCGATACAGAAAACTGCAATATAGAAGATAAAAATTTTTTTGTTAGAAGGGAATCTCTTCGTCATCCTTTTCGCCTGTAGGTTCGGGAATGTCTTCTGGCTGTTCTACCGGAATCACAACATTTATAATTTTGGGGTGGAACTTCCCTGGTTTGTTTATATTTTCTTCGTGGCAAATTTCACCCTCAAATTCCATGCCGACAAGTTTACCGAAATCAATATCCCAGAACATTTTATTGGTAACCACATCGAGGACTTTTTCAAATCCCAATGCTCTCCAAATGCTCCCAACTTCCCAGGATGCTACCCAGGCTCTCATTGGATATTCGCTATCATCTGGTGCAATCGCAATTATGCTTTCAAAATAAAATGTAAGGGATTTTCCCGTTTGTGATTTCTTCGCTATCGGTTCTTTCATTATTCTGAAAGTGTATCCTTTGCCGATTGGCGGAAGTTTAAATTTAGAATAATCATCTTCACAGTATCGGGTCATTGTTTACTCCTTTTCAAAAATTAAATTGCCTGAATTATCAAGCAAAAGTGCGGTGATGGCACAGGCCAATCTTGAAATGTTTCCGTGTTCTAATTTTAGTTCTAATTCTTCATCCACAGATTCTAAGAACTCGTGAAAAAACGCATCTATTTGTTGTGATTCTGGAATCGTATTATCTATATAGATTTTATTTAAACTTGGAAAAGAAACCCCAATTTTTCCTTGAAGTATTTCTCCGGTCTCCGCTTGGCTTGTCCAAATAATATCATAAGTCTTTCCCAGGATTTTGATTTTTTCAAGTTCTTTGAGTTTCACTTTTTCACCTTCCTTAATTCTTCCAATTTCTTTAGGCCAGCAGATAGTCTTTCGTTGTCCATTTCCTTGAGTTCTTCAAAAGAAATTGTTTTAAATGTTTTTTCAAGTAGTTTAAGTCTGGCTTTTTTAGATTCGTCATCTCGGCCAGCCTCGATAAGCCAAATGGTGGTTTGGACTTTTTCAATCAGGATTTCCTTTTGTCGCATATAATCAAATCTGCTTTCTTTCTTTTCAAACATCTGTTCGCTGTTTCGAGACAAGTCTATTGCGCTGTGTTTTCCACCTATGTTTAATCTTGATATGTGAGGCAAGAAATTTTCAAATTTTGGCTCATCAAAATGCTTAAATGTCATTACGTCGAATCTATCTTTATTTATCCAGCCGCGATGAACATACTTTGGTATTCCGGCTACCGTAACCTGCTCAAGCGTCATCTCCATAAGCAAGTTTGCTTCATATCCCATTTCTCCCTCTGCCTTCATTCTTGTTCCCTTTTTATGAAGTTCTAATATTCCTTCTTCGTCTGGTATTTCCTCCCAAAGGTCAGCTGACCTTCCGCACATTATTACATGCAGTTGACTGTCTATATATAAATCTGAATATTCCCTCCAAGTTTCTTTTAGAGGAATCCAATGCTTTGGACTAATTACATTTATTTTATTTTTTGCTTTATATGCCTTCAAAACCTCATTCCAATAATGAGTTATTGAATCAACTTGTAATATAGAGCATTCTTTTGCTGCCTCTTTCACGATATCAATTAAATCTTTAAATGCCCTTGTTTTTGTTCTGACCAACCCGATCTCATCGGCCTCCTTTTTAAACCTATCATAAATAAAATCAGACCCGGTTTCCGTATCTGCAAAGGCTATCGGACCAGGTTTCTTTTTGGTTTTATCTTTGATATAATGCCAAAGACCCATGGCGATGAGCCATCCCGTATATGTCTTTCCGGTGCCAGTTATTCCATAAATGCCACTTTTTAAATAAGCCATTTCAAATTCAATCGGTTTTAATATCTTCATCTTCCTCTTCTCCTAATAAGATTTTCTTTATAATCAAAATCGCATGGTCGTAAGCATTTGACCGAGCCATAAATATCGCCGAATCACTAGAATATTTCTTTACCTCTTTGCTCATTTTTTCAAACTTGCGTTTGGCAGAATTTATCTCAGCGATAATTTCTCCAATCTTTTCTACCCATTCTATCTGGCAAAGTTTAATCATTTTTATATCTTTCTATTTTTGCTAAAAATCTTGTAATTCTTCCATGATTATCGCAACTATCTATAAGCGGACAATATTTCAAAGCATCATTCTTTTTAACGATGCATCTTTTTTGACATTTTTTATGACTTTTAACTTTATTCATTTTATCTCCCCTTCTTTATCTCGTTCTCGAATTTTTCTTTTAGTTCTCTATAAATCTTTCGGATTCCTGCCTGCGTTGCTGGCAATTCAACTTCCGCCCTAAATTCTTTGGCCTTGAGTGCTTGGATTATCATTAATTTTTCTAAATGATTCAGAATCATGTAATCTTTATCTTTTAAGATTTTAAGAATTGAATCTAAATATCTTGCATGCCTCCTCAGCAATCTAACTTCTTTTCTATGAAAGATTTTCTCCCAAAACAATTTAAGGGTTTGCATTTTTTATTTTTTCTGTTTCCTCTTCGACGCCCTTTTCATATCCTTTGTCAAATCCTTCTTTGTGTCCTTCGTCATACCCATCATCTTTGGCTTTTTCTAAACATTTATTACAGGGTTCAACCTGAATTCCTCCTTTGTATGACCAAGATTGATTGCAAAGTCCTTCTCCACAAGAACACCAAATTTCAACGTTAAATTCTACTGTTGGCATTTTCTATCTTTCAATTCTTTCTCTAATTTCTCAATCCAATTCTCAAGCATTGGGATACGCAAGGCACGCCACGATGGAAAATTTCTTATTTCTGCGAAATCGTATCTTTCTTTCAGTCCAGCAATTTTTTCTTTATTGACATATAAAAAATCATGGCAAGTTATTTCTTCAAACATTTCCCACGGACAATAATGACAACCCGAAAAACCCTGTGGTAAATGTTCTCCAAGGCTGCGAGCAAGCGGACAAAAAGGACACCAGTAAAAGCATTTGTTTTCGGATTTATAATAATCAAGCAATTTCTTGCAAGCCCCGATTATTTCTTTTATCTGTCCTTCCGAAAGTTCTTTTAAGCGGGTTTCTAACATTTGTTCCTCACCTTTCTGAACGGTTTATTCTGGAATCTATCAAGCCATTTCTCGACTTGAGATTTTTTGAATAGAAGTTTTCCGTTTTTCTCTACCTGGATTTTTGGAAGTGCGTAAACTTTGATATATTTATTTAATGTGGGAAGGCTGATGTTAAGAAAACGACAGATGAGTTCTGAATCCATTATTTCTGGAAATAACGTCGGTGCACTTATTAGCATTTTCTCCAAATCTCCTCGACTTTAGTCTTTAACGCCACAGAGATTTTCAGTGCGGTCTTTATTCGTGGGTCTGGGGTTTTGTTTATTAGGTGGGATAGCTGGGCGATGCTCATGCCCATCTCGCCAGCAAGCCAAGTCTTGGATTTGCCAATTTCTTTTAGCTTGGATTCGATAACTTCTCTTGATGTCATTTTTATCTTAACCTGACAGTTAAGAGTTTAACAAGTGTTAACGCTTATGTCAAGACCTATTTTATATTTATTTTTCTACTTGACAAATTCGTTAAGTATGCTATCCTTATCTATGGTTTGAATCTTTAAGGGGAAAGTGAGAGCCAAACTTTAATTACAGGAGGGAAAAATGACCTATAAATTGAACATCGGAAAAGCCATGAAGATTCTTAGAAAGCGCAAAAAAATGACCCAAGGCGACATCTACAGAAAAACTCAGTACGAGCGAAGCTACATCAGTCGGCTCGAACGGAATCATGTTGACTCACCCAGATTCGACACAATTAAAAACATTGCCAAAGCTTTTGATGTATCTCCACTTGAGTTTATTCAGCTTGCGATTGAGCCCTGTGAAGAGCCACAAGAAAAAAGAGTTTGACTGTGTGTTGCTGGGTATTGACAAAATCTAAATTATGTGTTAGAATCCTTTTACAGCACAACAAAAAAGGAATCGTTACAACTAATAATAATATAAATTCTAACATAACTTTGATATCAATTTCTCTAATATAAATGACTTTATACAAAAGGGGGAATCATTACTATTTCAAAAAAATGATACAAAAGAAACTTTATTATAGAAGTTTGAATTTAAGGAAAGGGCAGGAAGCTTTATTAAGCCAAAGGTTAAAACAGGTAGAAGAAGAAATTATTGCCAGGCATTTTGGGATTGAGTATAAAACTTTTAATAGTATTTCATTCGAGCAATATATTGACAAATATGTTAATCAAAAACAAGGAAAAGGTTCGCTGGATAGAGACATTGAAAGGTTGAAGATAATCTCAAATTTTTTTGGCACGGTCGAATTGAATGAAATCTCAAAAAGGGATATTCAAAACTTAGAAAAGCATCTTTTTTCTTTAGGCCGGAAAGCCTCAACCGTCAATCGTTATTTTGAATTGCTTCGCCATTTCTTCAACCTTGCGATTGAAGATAAGTATTTGACTGATAATCCCGTTTCCTGTTATATACCCTACGCAGAGTATCCGACCAGGATCGGTTTATACAAAGATGATTTAAAGGTCATTCTTTCCGCGGCCTGGAAAATTCAGGGCGATCCTCACTCTCCCTACCAGAAAATTATTTATAACCTCATTCTCTTGGCTTTAAATACTGGAATGAGGTTTGGAGAGATTATTAACTTAAAAGAATCATACATTAGAGACCGTCAAATCTTCTTTCCTATTTCACAAACCAAACACAAAAGGCGACAACTTGTGTCGCATCCTGCATTTAAGGTTATACCTTTAAACTATATTGCGATGAAAATTATTGAGGATTCAAAGTCAAAAGATGACTTCATTTTCCCGATGCCTCGCCGAGATACTCACGCTTTCGTGTCCACCATTGCCAGAATTCGTAAATTATCTGGCATTGGTGGATTCTGCTTTCACCAGCTCCGTCATACCGCATCCACGCTTGTTACATCTGTAACAGATTTGGGAACAGCAAAAGAGTTACTCGGTCATTCAGATTTGAAAACCACGCTGAAATATACTCACCCAGGCGAGGCACAAAAGGCTGATGCTGTTGCAAAATTAGGGACATATTTTGAAAGTCTCTTGCCTAAAGAATTGAAAGATAAGAAGATATAATTATATCAAACGTGGTTCGAATCCTCCGTAGCGCCGATTCCCTTCTCCCCGATAATTTTAGATTCCTCTTAAAAATTGCCGACTTGTTATATATTCTGATGTTATCTGATATATTCTTTTATACAGAGGTGAGGGTAATCTTGGGGACACCAAAATGAAAGGCGGAGTGCTTTCCCCCTGATTCAAATAGGGCTAAGTTTTCTGGTCTATTATCATTCTTTATTCCATTTTTATGATGAACTGTTTCTCCTGGTCTCAAGTATCTACCAAGCATTTCTTCCATTACCAACCTGTGTTCATAGACATATTCATCTTTGCTTGCAGATGGATGACCTCTCTGATATACATAAATATAACCCCCGCCACCATAAGTTCTTCCACCCTTCCAATTATAATGCCTTTCTGCTCGCCAGTTTCCTTGTGGTCTTCTTGGAATATTAAATACCCTCAACCATTTCAGGATGGTTGCTTGGTTGGTATTACACAATTTTGCAACTCCCCTTGATGAAAACCGTTCTGTTATATACTTCTGGTAAAGCCAGTCTTTATTTTTGTATTCAAACACAGTAATATCATATCAGATATTACCTATTTAGTCAAGATTTTTACCCAACCATTTTTAACTAAGTGATATTCTATTGTCCCAGTAATCCGATTAACTCTTTTTAAGTCAATGCCGACCGCAAGAAGTTCTGTAGGTATTGTATAGTAGGAATATCGAGCAGAAAGGATTATATAGAAACCAGAAATTAAATTAAAAAAGAGAGAAACAATAAACAAAACCAATATAATCTTTTTAGACACCTAAGCCCCCTTTTCAAATTTTATATAGTGGAATAATTTTGAGTTTCTTAAAATTTATATAAGGCAAGTTTTTATAGATACAAAATGTTGATAAAGATAATAAGGCATGTTTTTCATTCCAGTAAATCCGGTTACAAAATGATTTTGCAACTCTCCAGGCGGCTAATTCATTTCGGAAAACCTTTATTGCGATTTTTTTGGGGACTCTCGATGGATGTTTATTATAACCAATTTCAAGTTCACTCATCTTAAATTTTTTGGCAACATATAAATGTGCAATTTCGTGGCAAGCTCCCATTTTCCAGTATTTCCCTGCTTTTCCAATAACTATTTCGGTGGCTCTGCCACCATCTTTAAATTGAAATTGTTCAAATGTTGTAATTTTTCTATTTTCAAAAATCCAATTGACATATAATTTATTGTCGCCTTCAATTATTTTTATTCTCATTTTGCTTGAATTCATTTTAATCATACCTAAAAATTAAAGTCAAGTTATTTTTTTTGTATGTATCCACGCAAATGTTTGCGTAGCGTCTCTACAACTTGTTGACTTCTTTTATACAAGATTGGGGGTAAGTTTAGGGACAAGATTATTTTATTACTTCAATTTCTGATTTATCAAAACCAGACCAGAAACCATCACCATCAAGTTGAATTCCAAAATCATAGATTTTAACATGTCTTCGTCCATTGAAAACTATTCCTTTCATCTTTTTTGCTTTAATGATTCCTTCGTGTCCTTCTTTCCAAAAACCGTAATCAGTTTTTATTTTTACTCTGTCTCCGATTTTCATTTTTTCCTCCTATTCCTTGATTGACACGGGAATCTCTTGAAGCATCATTGTCAATTTTCTTTTTTTCTCTTCAAATGTTTCAATACAAGGCCATGTCATTCCACCTTTTTCATTTTTCATCTGGCTATCATAAAAGACCCTTGTCCATCTTTCAATAAACTTCCCAC